AGGTTCTGAAGGTATCTTCTACGTTGTTAACAACCGCGGTAACGTTTGGGGCGGTGGTACTCCTACAACCTTGGCTGATTGGGATACGATTGTATCTCGTTTGGACAAGCAGGGTGCTATCGAAGAGAACGTAGTATTTGTTAATCGTGCAATGAGCTTCGACGTAGACAACATGTTGGCTACTTTGAATGGTTGGAACACATCAGGTGCTGCTAACGCTGCTTCTTATGGTTTGTTTGACAATGACGTTAACATGGCGTTGAACCTCGGTTTCAGCGGTTTCCGTCGTGGTTATGACTTCTATAAGTCAGATTGGAAATACCTGAACGACCCAACAATGCGTGGTGGTATGGTTACAGGAGCTGCTGCTAATGGCACAATCACAGGTTTGCTTGTGCCCGCAGGTTCTACTAACGTGTACGACCAAATCATGGGTAAAAACGCTAAGCGTCCATTCTTGCACGTTCGTTATCGCGCTTCTGAAGCTGAAGACCGCAGATATAAAACTTGGATTACAGGTTCTGCGGGCGGGGCTCAAACTAGCGACCTCGATGCAATGGAAGTCAACTTCCTGTCTGAGCGTTGCGTTTGTACTCTCGGCGCAAACAACTTCGTATTGTTCCGCTACGGTTCATAATCGGTTGGAATATAAAAAGGGGCGCCTCCGTAAGGCGCTCCTTATTTTTCTTAATTAAATTAAATCTTAAATAAAATGGCACAAAAAAATGTATCTACCGATAAGATATACAGGCTTAAAAACGGTAGTCCGCTTTCTTTCACTTTAGCTTCTAGAAACCACCCGAGATTTCCTCTGCTTTGGTTTGATGAGAAGAACAATGTAAACAAACCCCTCAGATACGCTGTAAACCAAAAGTCTCCGTTTGAAGACGAACAGGACGACAATGTGATTTTAGAGCCAATTGTATTTGAAGATGGCTTCCTAAGGGTTCCAAGGACAAATCCCGTACTTCAGCAATTCTTGCACTACCACCCTCAGAATGGGGTTGTATTTGCTGAGATTGACAACGAGAAAGATGCTTCTGAAGAGATTAAAGATATAAACATAGAGGTTGATGCTATGATTGAGGCGAGAAAGCTCACTATAGACCAATTGGAGATTGTATATAGGGTATTGTTCTCAAAAGACCCATCTACCATTACTACTGCTGAGTTAAGAAGGGACATTTTGGTTTACGCCAAGAATGACCCTGAGCATTTTATCAATGTTATTGAGGACCCAACGCTCAAGCACCAATCAAAGGTTAGGGTGTTCTTTGACAAGGGGCTTCTAACGCTGAAAAACAATAGCAAGGAGGTTTGGTTTAACACCCCTTCAAACAAGAAAAAAATGATGAACGTGCCTTTTGGTGATGATCCTTTCTTTGCGGCTGCCCAATATTTGCAGTCTGACGAAGGGATAGATTCACTGAAATTGCTAGATAGTTCTATGTAATCATCTGAATATAACGGAGAGGAACCCAAAAAGTTCCTCTCTTTTTTTTATATCTTTGTATGAAAAGGAACTGATGATAAACTCAGTAAGAAATACCGTATTATCTATCTTAAATAAGAACAACTACGGATACATATCTCCATCGGATTTCAACCTATACGCATTGCAAGCGCAGATGGAGGTGTACGAAGAATACTTTAGCAACTACAATAAGATTATCAACATGGAGAATAATCGGCTCTCAGGAACCGATTATGCCGATATACGAAAGCAGGTTATGGAGGTTATAGAGCAGTTTTCTGTAACCAACTTTCTGCATCCATTTGATTATGACAACCCTGACATAAATAGGAATAGATTCTATCTGCCATCACTTACTACAACAGGCGATGAGGCTTTTATGATTAACAAGATTGTTGGGTATCCTGATGTGGTTACAGATAATGTAAATGATGGCGTATTAACAAACTATCTTATCGATTCTACAGCTACTTTTATCGGCAGCGTAAACCCCGGTGACTTTGTTGTTAATTGGACGACACTTCAGTCTGCTACTGTATATACAGTAGTTAGCGATACCGACCTTTTTTTAAGTGCAGATATATTCCCCAATACAGGCGACGACTATTATATCATATCGGCACAGCAATACAAAGAGTTAGAAAAGGTAAACCTTTCAAAGATAACAATGCTTAACCTGTCAAACTTGACAGCGCCAAGCAGTCTATTTCCTGTGTTCACGCAGGAGGGCAATTCAATGCAGGCTTATCCTATATCTACCACATACGTCTTAGGTAAGTTAGGTCAGATTCAAGCGCAATACTTTAGATATCCTAAAGTGCCAAAATGGACGTATATTACACTTGCAGGGGGTGAGCCTGTGTTTGACCAATCTCAGCTTGATTATCAAGATTTTGAGATACCTCAAGAGGATGAGTACAAAATATGCATGAAGATTCTTCAGTATTGTGGTATCTCTATCAGAGAGGCAGAGGTTACTCAGTTTGGTATGGCTCAAGAGCAACACGAACAACCAACATTCAGTCAACAACAATAATAATACATGGCATATATATCCCAATATCAGTATTACACCAACAATGGCAATACGCCTCAGGATGCGAATTGGGGCTCTTACCAATACGTATCTCTGTATGACATAGTAAACAACTTCATGTTGATGCATACGGGCAACCACTCACTTGTTAACAACGAGGAGAGGTATAAGGTATTGTTTCATGCAAAGAGAGCTATTCAAGAGCTTAACTATGACGCATTCAAGGAGATTAAGGTATTGGAGCTGTCTGTGGTTGACAATCTTAGGTTTGTGCTTCCTTCAGACTTCGTGAATTGGGTTAGGGTTTCTTTATACAAAGATGGTTTGCTAAGACCATTGACCGAAAACATTCAAACGCTTTCATCTAACGCATACCTTCAGGATAATAATGGCAACATCCTGTTTGACCAAAATGGTAATATCCTTCAGCCTCAGTACTCAACTATTGACTTTGACAGGATTATGAAAACCAAGAAAAGCATCTACTTAAACCAAAACAGCCCATACAATGGGCAGTTGGGTTGGTGTGTAGATGGGCTTTGGTATTTTGACTACAGGATAGGAAAGGCATTTGGCCTTAACACAGAGACGGCTAATTTTAACCCCACTTTTAATATTGATAAGAAGGCGGGAGTCATTAACTTTGATTCGTCAATGGCGGGAGAGTCTTGTATCCTTGAGTATATTTCAGATGGTATGGAGAACGGAGACGACTCCTTGGTAAGCGTGAACAAGTTGTTTGAGAAATACATATATGCTTATATCCTTTATGAGATTGTAAGTTCAAAGTTGGGCGTGCAGGAGTATATAGTTGCTCGTGCTAGAAAGGAAAAAAGCGCTTTGCTTCGTAATGCTAAAATCAGAATTAGTAACATCCATCCCGGTAGACTCTTGATGAATCTGCGTGGATTGGATAAGATGATAAAATAAAATATGGCAGATATTACAAGGAACTTTACGGCAGGCAAGATGAACAAGCTCGTTGACGAGAGACTTGTTCCTGATGGTGAGTATATAGACGCCCTTAACATTAGGATGGGCTCTACCGAGCTGTCTGAAGTTGGTGTTATAGAAAATACCAAAGGTAATATCGCATTAACAGCATTGACTTATACAGATGGAACTCCATTAAGTGTAGACGCTGTTTGTATTGGTTCTATAGCAGACAGCGCTCACGAGACTATATATTGGTTTGTTCATGACCCTAATTTCCCTGTTGGAGCTACAGGCAAGTTGGACTTGATTGTTTCTTTTAATGTTTTTACAAACATACTAACGTATCACGTTATTAGTATTGACGATGGTAATGGCGCGGATACTACCCTCAACTTCAATCCAAAGTATTTAATTACGGGGGTTAATATCATAGAGAATCTATTGTTTTTTACAGACAATCTGAATCAACCTAGATTCATAAATATAAAAGACAACTACGCCAATCCTGTCGCCAATATAGACCAATTTAGCGCAGAGTCAATACTTGTAATAAAGAAGCCACCTACAGAGGCTCCTAGCATACAGCCATTCGTTACGGGAGGTCAGCAGAACTATATGACCGAAAGGTTCATATGTTTTGCTTACAGATATAAGTACGCCAACGGAGAGTACTCTGCCACGTCTCAATGGTCTGCTCCTGCTTTTATACCAAACCCATTCGACCTTAGCGTTAGTAGTGTTCTGAATGAAGGTATGGTTAACTTTTGTAATGCTTGCATTGTTACATACAACTCAGGCGGACCATTAGTTGTTGGCATTGATTTGTTATTTAAGCAATCTTCAGGTGGTATAATAAAGGTTATCGACAACCTTAACAAAAGTGACTTGGGACTTTCCGATAATACGGACTATACTTATACATTCTCAAACAGCAAGATATTTACGGTGTTGCCTGAGGCAGAGATATTGAGATTGTATGATAACGTACCAAGATTAGCGCAAGCCCAAACGATTATGGGCAACAGGCTGATGTATGGCAACTATGTAGAAGGATACAATATGGTAGATAATGATGGTCAACCTGTTAAACTTGACTATACTACATCATTAGTATCTGAAGAGGTTGGCATAACAAATATACCCGACACCACAAGCGCAGGAAATTATAGTATAGACGGAGCTGTTGTTGTAGCTGATTCGGTATTGAATTTAGACTTGACAGACGCAAACTTAGTAGCGGGCTCAGCATTGTCTTTTGATGTTACGTTAACGCATGCTCAATTTTCAGGTTCCGTTTCTCCAACAGAACAAACAGCTAATTTTACTGTGAGTTTTGCTTTCTTTTTAGCTCAAGACTATGCTTCTGTTTATGATATGGTTAATAGCATTGAATTTCAAAATGCTATAGGAACAAATTTGAATACAAAGCCTGTATATCCAACATTTCTGTCTTGCGATGGAACGACATTTACGGATAATATAAATTGCGTAACACCAATGACTTTGGATACATATACCAAGTATGACTATGGTATTACTTCATTGGTTAAGCATGTGGAGGCTACGGCCACAGCAGGCAGTCCAATATTGAAGGTTCAATTTGCTGCTACTAAATATGCAGATACGGCATCTCCTACTAATTATGCTTTTGAATATTACAGTATTATAGCATCAGAAGCTACATTTCAAGAGATAGCTTCGCCAAAAAGTCTTCATAGCAACAGAGATTACGAGATTGGTATCGTATACATGGATGAGTTTAACAGGTCAAGC